TTATAAAGAACGGAAAGAAGTACCCTGGTAATGAACACATTGGGTCTTTTGGTTGTGATTCATATGACATTTCTGGTGTAGTTGTTGGTACGGGATCGAACGGTGCATTGCACGGGTTGACTAAATTCAATATGGATAACGCGCCAAGTAATGAGTTCTTTCTGGAGTACATAGCGAGACCACAGACTGCTGAGATATTTTTCGAAGAGGTGTTGATGGCTTGCATATTTTTTGGGATGCCTATACTGGTTGAGAATAATAAGCCTCGACTTTTGTATCATTTCAAGAACAGAGGGTACAGGGCGTTTAGTATAAACAGACCCGACAAGACGTTTAATAAATTATCTAAAACAGAGAAAGAGCTTGGTGGAATACCTAACTCAAGTGAAGACGTAAAGCAGTCTCACGCTTCTGCGATAGAGTCGTATATAGAGAAGTATGTTGGCCTTGATATGGCTGGTAATTATAGGGACAGTGATGATATGGGGGTTATGTACTTCCAGAAAACACTAGAGGATTGGGCTAAGTTTGATATTAATAATCGAACAAAGTTTGATGCTTCTATTAGTTCTGGTTTAGCTATAATGGCAAACCAAAAACACCTGTATACTCCTACTCAAGAAAAGACAAAAATAAGCATTAGCTTTGCTAGATATAATAACAAGAACTCAGTTAGTCAATTACTTAAATAAATGAAAGACATAAAAATACAAGTTAACTCGGCTGCCTTTCCAGATCAGTTTGCTTCAGATTCCGTAAAGGACTCAATGGAGTACGGACTTTCTATTGGAAAAGCTATACAATACGAATGGTTTAGACAGGACTCAGGTTCTTGTAGGTTTTATTCTCAAAAAGCAGAATTTAATAAGCTGCGTTTATATGCAAGGGGTGAGCAACCTATTGGTAAGTATAAAAATGAATTTGCTATTAATGGAGATTTAAGTCATTTAAACTTAGACTGGACTCCGGTTCCTATTATTCCAAAATTCGTTGACGTTGTTGTTAACGGAATGAATGACAGGTTATTTAAGGTTAAGGCTGTTGCACAGGATGCATTGTCTGCCGAAAAAAGAAACCAGTTTCAAGAGATTGTAGAGGGCGATATGATCGCAAGGCCTTTACTAAAACAGATACAAAAAGATTTTGGTGTTGACGTATTTCAAACTGAAGAGTCTGAGCTTCCTGAGAATGATCAGGAGTTAGAGCTTTTTATGCAAATGAAGTACAAGCCGGCAATTGAGATAGCGGAAGAGGAGGCTATCGATACTCAGTTTTCAGCAAACCATTACAACGATACTAGAAAAAGAATTGATTACGACATTACAACATTAGGGATTGGTATTGGTAAGCATATGTTCCTACCTGGATCAGGTGTTGAGCTTAGTTATGTAGATCCAGCAAATGTGGTTTACAGCTACACTGAAGACCCTTGTTTTAAGGATTGCTTCTATTGGGGAGAGGTTAAGACGGTTCCAATCAATGAGTTATTAAAGGTGGATCCAAGTCTTGATAACGAGGACCTTGCTGAAATTTCAAAGTACAACCAGTCTTGGTGTGACGAGTACAACTCAGCGCAGGGTCACGAGAATAGTATATTCTCTAAGGAGACAGCAACGTTACTTTACTTCAACTACAAGACCACACATACCTTTGTGTACAAAAAAAAGAAGATGTCTGACGGAACGTTCAAGATGTCTGAAAGAGATGAAGATTTTAATCCTCCACCAGAAATGATGGAAGAGCAAGGTTTTGAAAGGGTTACTAAAACAATTGATGTTTGGTATGATGGTATTATGGTTATGGGAACTAATATTATGCTCCAATGGAAGTTGGGTGAAAACATGGTTAGACCAAAATCAGCAAGTCAGTATGCTCATCCAAATTATATAGCTTGTGCGCCAAAAATGTACAAGGGTTCTTTAGAATCTTTGGTTAGAAGGATGATTCCTTTTGCCGACTTGATTCAAATTACCCACTTAAAAATACAGCAGGTAGTTTCCCGTGTTGTCCCGGATGGTGTCTTTATTGATGCAGATGGTTTAAACGAGGTTGACTTAGGTAACGGTCAAGCTTACAATCCAGAAGATGCTCTTAGATTATACTTCCAAACAGGTAGTGTTATCGGTAGGAGTTACACCCAGGATGGGGAGTACAACAACGCAAAGGTTCCTATTACTCAGTTAACGTCGAGTAGTGGCGCTAGTAAGATGCAGATGCTAATTACTAACTACAATCACTACCTAGATATGATTAGGTCCGTAACTGGATTAAATGAAGCTAGGGATGGATCGAGTCCTGACCCTAATTCTTTGGTTGGTGTTCAAAAGTTGGCGGCATTAAATTCCAACGTGGCTACTAGGCATATTTTAAATGCAAGTCTATATATCACTAGAACTATGGCTGAATGTTTAGCTATTAGAACCTCTGATATTTTAGAGTATGCAGACTTTAAGGATGAGTTTGCGATGCAGATCGGTAAGTACAATTTAGGTATATTAGAGGATATCAAAAATTTATACCTTCACGACTTTGGTATCTTTATAGAGATGGCTCCAGACGAAGAGGAGAAGGCTATGCTTGAGCAGAATATACAAATGGCTTTGTCTAGGCAGGATATAAATCTTGAGGATGCTATTGATATTCGTGAGATTGCAAATCTTAAAATGGCAAACCAGTTACTTAAAGTTAAGCGTAAGGCGAAGATGGTTGCTGAGCAACAACAGAAAGCTCAGGAGCAACAGATGCAAGCACAAATGCAGATGCAGGCGCAGCAAGCAACAGCTCAGCTGGCTATGCAAACAAACCAGTCTGACACTCAGTCTAAGATAGCTGTAAAGGAGGCGGAGGTTGCTTTCGATATACAGAAGTTGCAGATGGAGGCTAAGTTAAAACAAGACTTAATGCAGACTGAATTTCAAATGCAAATGTCTTTAAAAGGTATTGAGCAGGAGAGTTTACAGTCAAGGGAAGATAGTCGTGAGAACGCAAAATCTGGAAGGATAAACCAGCAGTCTACTCAAACGTCTAAAATGATCGAACAGAAAAAGAGGGACTTACCTTCTATCAACTTCGAGTCAAATGAGGATAGTTTAGATGGATTTGACCTTGCTGAATTTGACCCTAGATAAATAGTAAAATAAGTATTAACTTTGTAAAAATCAAATCAAATGAAAGTAAAAGCAGTAGAAGCAAACGCTGAGGAAAAATCAAGGGCAGAAGTTGAAGAGGGTTTATTAAAAAAACACGAAGAGCAGTATGAGCCGGAAGACAAAAAAGATGATGGTATTGACAGAATAAGTTTTGTCAATGGAGAGAATCAAACCACAGCCACTAATACTGGGGAAGCTACAAGTGACACAACGATCACTAGCGATCCAGAAGGTGAAGATGATTTAGGCGCCATAGAGGCTTCTAATGTTAAAGAAGAATTACAGGAACAAGATATTCTTTCATACATAAAGAATAGATATAACAAGGATATACTCTCTGTTGATGAGTTGTTTGCGGAAAAAGAGGCAAACGTTGATTTACCAGAAGACGTATCTAAGTATTTGAAGTACAAGCAGGATACTGGGCGTGGTATTAATGATTTCTATGAGTTACAGAGAGATATTGATAGTATGGACGACAATGCTGTACTTGCTAGTTATTACGAATCGACTGAGGAAGGTTTAGACGCTCAGGATATTCAAGACATTATCGAAGACAAGTTTTCATTTGATGAAGACCTTGATGATGAGAAGGATATTAGAAAAGTAAGGTTAGCGAAGAAACGAGAACTTGCGAAAGCTAAAACGTTTTTGAATGAGCAGAAAGATAAGTACGGTGTTCCTCTTGAGTCAAGTGGGAATGGGTTGTCTGGAAATCAAAAAGAAGACATTGATGCTTACAAAAAGTCAATCGAGGACTCAAAAAGTGTGACGGAGCAGAACAAAAAAAGGTATGACTATTTCTTAGATAAAACCGAGTCGGTTTTTAACAATGAGTTCAAAGGTTTTGAATTCTCAGTTGGTGAAAAAAATATTACTTTCAAGTCGGGCGACACAAATGAACTCAAAAATGTTCAATCTGATGTTAATAATTTCATTAACAAATTTATGGACAAGGAGGGTTTAATTATGGACGCAAAGGGATACCATAAAGCCTTATCGGTTGCTATGAATCCTGACAAGTTCGCTAAACATTTTTACGACCAGGGAGCAGCTTCTGCATTAGATAACTCTAATAGGAAATCTAAGAACATCAATATGGATGTTAGGCAGCAGTCACAGACGGTATCCAAAAACGGGATAACGATTAGGCCTTCTAGTAAAGGTAACGACAGCGGAAGGGGTTTGAAGATTAGGAGTACAAAGAAAAATTAATCATTAAAACAAAATCAAAATTATGCCAGTAAATGCAACACCGGGATTTGACTTGCAGCCAAGTGCGCAACAAACTCCATTAGCAACAAACTACATAAGCAACTTTGATTTCTTAAATCAGTATCTTCCAGATACTTATGAAAAGGAATTTGAGCGTTATGGAAACAGATCAGTAGCATCATTCTTAAGAATGGTTGGAGCTGAATTACCTTCTACATCTGACCTTATCAAATGGACAGAACAAGGAAGATTACACACGAAGTACCAAGCGGTAACTTCTTCAGGATCAGTTGGTGCTGATTCAGCAGTTTGGACTATTCCAAACACGTCAACGAACTTTAACCCGGCATTGGGTGGAACATCTAGCCAGGCAGCTTTAAGAGCAGGTCAGACGGTTATGATTTCTGACAATAGCTCAAACTCATCTGCGCAGAACAAGGGTATCATTACTGTAGCTCCAACGGCTTCAAACCCGAACGTAGTAACAATCGCTTACTATGAGTCTGCTGGTCAGACTATGGATGCAGGAATATCTTGCGACATTTTTGTTTACGGTTCTGAATTCTCTAAGGGAGTAGAAGGAATGAAAGGTTCTTTAGAGGCTAACAACTATTTCTTCCAAAACAAACCAATCATCATCAAAGACAAGTATTCTGTTTCTGGTTCTGATATGGCTCAAATTGGATGGGTAGAAGTTGAAGGTGATAACGGAGTTGGGTACTTATGGTACTTGAAATCTGAACACGAGACAAGGTTACGTTTTGAGGATTACTTAGAAACAGCGATGATTGAAGCAGTTCCTGCTGAAGCAGCGTCTGGAGCTGGTGATTACTTACAAGGTGTAGGTGCAGGTCTTAGTGCTGAGAACGAATCTGGATCAGAAGGGATTTTCTACGTTGTAGGAAATAGAGGAAATGTTTTTGGTGGTGGTAACCCTACTACTTTGGCACAATTTGATAACATCATCCAGAGACTTGACAAGCAAGGATCTATTGAGGAGAATGTTATTTTTGTGGACAGACAGTTCTCATTTGATATTGACGATATGTTAGCTTCACAAAACTCTTATGGAGATGGTGGAACTTCTTATGGTTTATTTGACAATGACAAGGACATGGCATTGAACTTAGGTTTCACAGGTTTCCGTAGAGGTTACGACTTTTACAAGTCTGACTGGAAGTACTTGAACGATCCTACAATGAGAGGTGGTATAAACGCAGGAGCAGTTAACGGACTTTTAGTTCCAGCTGGATCTACAACAGTTTATGACCAGGTCTTAGGTAAGAACGCTAAGAGACCATTCTTGCACGTTCGTTACAGAGCTTCAGAAACTGAAGACAGACGTTACAAGTCTTGGATTACTGGTTCTGCTGGTGGTGCTTCGACAAGTGACTTGGATGCAATGGAGGTAAACTTCTTGTCTGAAAGAGCAGTATGTACGTTAGGTGCAAACAACTTTTTCTTATTCCAACAAGCATAAGTAAATAGTAGTATTTAATAGGGAAAGACAAGTCTTTCCCTATTTTTATAAATTAAATTTAATCATATCATAATGAAAGAAAAACAAGAGTACAGAGCAAAAGCTTATCGATTGAAAGGGAGTAAAGCTCCTTTGTCATATATGTTGTCTTCTAGACACTCACAGAGATCTCCTCTATTGCACTTTGACGAGGCTAAGGGTAATAATAGACCATTGCGTTATGCGCGTAACCAGAAGTCTCCTTTCGAGGATGAGCAGGATGGTAATGCTATTTTAGAGCCTATTGTTTTCGAAGACGGTTTGTTGACTGTTTCAAAGGAAAACCAAATATTACAAAAGTTTTTACACTTGCACCCAAGCAATGGAAACATATTTGAAGAAATAAACAAAGAGCGTGATGCCTCTCAAGAGTTAGAAAGCGTTGAAGCGGCACTAGATGCTCAGATTTCAGCAAAAGAAATTACAAAAGATGTAGTCAAGCTTACTCAAATTTGTCGTGTATTAATGGGTAACTCCGTTAAGAATATGACTGTTCCTGAATTAAAAAGAGATTTACTAGTTTACGCTAGAAACAATCCTGAAGAATTCTTGGATACGGTTAATGACCCGATGCTTGAACTTATGGATGATGTTCATCAATTTTTCAGCTCTACGTTGCTAGGATTTAGAAACAACAACAAGGATGTTTACTACAACTTAAGTAACAATAAGAAGAAGATGTTAACGGTACCGTTCGGGGAAGACCCTTACTTTATTGTCTCTTCTTTTATGCAGAGTGATGATGGATTAGAAGTCTACAAGCTTCTTAAAGGTAAGATTAAATAGAATCTCACACTATACACTAAGAACACTCTAAATAAATTAGGGTGTTTTTTTTTTGCTATATTTGTAGAAAGAAATTATTATGCCAATAAACGAAGTACGAAACACCGTATTAGCGATAGTTAATAAAAACAACTACGGATATATCTCACCGCAAGACTTTAATTTGTATTGTCAGCAGGCGCAGATGTCTGTATTTGAAGACTATTTCTATGCTTATAACAACCAGATTGTTAAGGAAAACCAGAGAACATCTGGGACGGGATATGCAGACATAACGAAAGGACTGGTTGAGGTAATTGATGGATTTTCATCTACACAGACACTAATAAATAATGGAGCAAATTTATTCTCGCTTCCTAGTAACTATTACTTAATCAACAAACTAAACTACTACCCAACGATTGTGGCTTCAGGGGCTATAACCCTGAATGCTGCTTTTACAATTAATGACACTGAGGCAACGTTTGTGACAAGCGGAGTTGCAGCAGGTCAATTAGTTTCATCCACATCAAAGGATGGCGTTACGGCTGGGCAGAGCGCTTACATAACGAGTGTAAACAGTGAGACCTCACTGACAATAACGGTTGACTTATTTTCAAAAGAATCTACCATTGGTGGTACCTACGCTATTGTTTTAGGAAATGGTATCGTTGAGGTTGAAAGAGTTAACCAAAATAAAATATTCTACCTTAAGTCATCGCCACTAACCTCGCCTTCTACTGGATATCCAGCTTACGTGCTAGGTAATGCTACGACTACGGGTTATGGAAATATAATTAACGTTTACCCGGAAACTTTAACTACACCGGGGACAATATTTGCACAGTACGTGCGGTACCCTATCGATCCAAAGTGGACGTATGTTGAGATTGTTTCGGGAGAACCTGTGTTCTCAGCATCTCAGGGAGATTACCAAGACTTCGAATTACCTCTGTCAGATGAGCCAGCTTTGATTGCTAAGATCTGTAAGTATGTTGGTATCGAAATCAGGGAGCAGGACGTTTACCAATTTGGAGCAGGGGAACTACAATCAGAACAACAAACACAACGATAGATGGCATATATAAATGACTACGCATATTACCAAAACTCAGGTGGTACTCCGAAGGATGCAAACTGGGGATCATACCAATACGTTTCTTTAGCAGACATCGTTAACAATTTTATGTTGATGTACCAAGGAAACCATGAGTTGGTGAATAACATCGACCGTTACCAAGTTTTGTTTCACGCAAAGAGAGGTATACAAGAGTTGAACTATGACGCAATGAAGGAAATTAAAATACTTCAATTAGACGTTACGCTTCAACTTAGGTTTATATTGCCACAAGATTATGTAAACTGGGTTAGGATCTCTGTGAACACGGGTGGTGTATTAAAGCCACTTACAGAAAATATTCAAACCAACTGGTCGGCAGCGTATCTTCAAGACCACGATGCTAACATATTATTTGACCAAGAGGGAAATGTATTGAGGCCTGAGAATTCAGAACTTGATTTAGAAAGAATAACCCGTGGAGAAAAAAGTATTTACCTAAACAATGGTAGTAGATTCAATGGATCCGAAGGTTACTGCTCTGATGGCAACTGGTATTTTGACTATTCAGTTGGCGCACGTTTTGGGTTAAACCCAGAGACGGCTAACTCGAATCCTACGTTTACAATTGATAAGCAGTCTGGTGTAATCAACTTTAGCAACATTTCAAATGCAGCGTCTGTTGTATTGGAGTATGTTTCAGATGGCATGGCAGGTGGTGTCGATACTGAGGTTCAGTTGAATAAGCTTTTTGAGGAGTATATTTATGCTTACGTAAAGTACTCGATCTTAAACGGAAAGCTATCTGTGCAGGAGTATGTTGTAAACAGGGCTAGGAAAGACAAGTCTTCTTTACTTAGGAACGCTAAAATTAGATTAAGTAACATTCACCCTGGAAGACTCTTGCAGAATATGAGAGGCCAGAATAAATGGATAAAATAATATGCCAATAATTACTACAAACTTTGTTGCAGGTAGAATGAATAAGTCTATTGACGAAAGACTTTTACCTCCAGGGGAATACGTTGACGCATTAAATGTTAGGTTGGGTTCTACGGAAACCACTGAGGTTGGTGCTGTTGAGAACGCAAAAGGAAACTCTAGGCTTACGACTCTTAGGTACAAAGGTCAGGACTTAAGTATTGCAGCCCTATGTATTGGTGCGTATCAGGATGGTGTAAGGGAGACTTTGTACTGGTGGATACATGACGATGAGAATCCAGCTGCTTCAGGCGGTGTGGTAGATATGGTTGTGTCGTACAATACAACAAGTGAGGTTATAAATTACCACGTTGTTACTGAAGAGCTTTTAGGTTTTAGCAAGGATTTTCTTGTCACTGGAATAAGTTTGATTGATGGCTTGTTGTTTTGGACGGATGATTTAAATCCACCTAGGTATATAAATGTACTCAGAAATTACGACTCACCAGTAGGTAGTGTCGACCAGATAAAAGAGGAAGACATTAGTGTTATTGTAAAGATTCCAGGTTTTGAAGATCCAGCAAACGATGTGATACCATTACCTGTACCTAAGACAATTTTGTTAAATGTTCCGGGAGGAGAAAATTACATTGAAAACAGATTTCTTTGCTTCGCTTACAGGTATAGGTATTCGGACGGTCAGTATAGTGCTACGTCATTATTTAGCTTACCAGCCTTTGCAGCAAAGCCTTTTGATTTTGATACTAAAAACTACAACAACGCAGGTATGGAAAACCTGTATAATGGCGTTACTATACAGTACTCTACTGGTAGTAAGCGAGTTGTAGAAATTGATTTACTTTTTAAAGACACAAACTCAAATACTATAAATGTAATTGAGAGGTTTATAAAGGAAGACTATGGATGGGCAGATAATACTACTCAGTCATACGTCTTTACAAATAGTAAGATTTATACGGTTTTAGGTGGAGATGAATTACTTCGTCAGTATGACAATGTTCCTAGGTTAGCTAAGGCTCAGATTGTGCAAGGTAACAGGTTGATGTATGGAAACTATGTTGACGGTTACAATTTCACAACAGGTGGTCCAGGTGGTACTAGAATTTCTTTAGATTACAATACAAGGATAATTAACACTGCTATACTTTCTCAGGATTTACCTTTCGCTTCTTTTGCGACAGGCCTTAGCTATGATATAGATTCGTCTGACAATAAAAGCTACACGAACAATGCGCTTACATTTGATTTATCTGAAACAAAAGGTAAATTATTGAAAGGGGCTTTCTTGGGTTTGTTATTTAGCATTGAAAGTCACGAGACCACTGTTGCTTCAGGTCAGGAAGACAATCCTGCTTGGTTAGCAAATGATAAGTTTAAGAACTCTAATTTTACTTTAGAGGTAAACATAACCTTAGACGAAAACTATTCATCAACATATGATTTACTTAGCAGTACTTTATTTCAGGATGCTATAGGTACTGTTTTTAATACTAATTTTAAACCAATTGCAGACGCAGATAAAGGTGTTTCTTTGACTGATTTTTTTAATAACGAATTATCATCACCGTCATCTTCTTTCCAGTTTTCTAAGTTTAATAGTGGTATCACTAGTTCTACCAATCAGCAAGGATTTTTTCTTTCAGGAATATCTCCAGGGTCAGATACTTTTAATATCCAAGTTATAGGGATGCAGTATCAGAACGTGGACGCAACACCTACGACTACAGATGTATTTGAATACTTTAGATTTGTTAGTGGTGAAGCTGGTTTCAGTAATACTGTAAATACCGGAAGTTTACACAGTAATAGAGATTACGAGACTGGTATAGTTTACAGTGACGGATACGGTAGGTCATCTACTGTTTTAGTTTCAGAAAGAAATACTGTTTATGTTGAGCCAGGAAATAGTGATACACAAAATACTATACAGGTAGCTGTCAATTCTCTTGCTCCTTACTGGGCTGAGAGATATAAGTTTGTTGTGAAACCAAGTTTATCAAATTACGAGGTTATTTACACTAACTTCTATTACGTAAGGCCTAGTGATAATATGGTCTTCTTTAAACTAGAAGGTGACAATGTGAATAAAGTAGCCAAAGGGCAGACGCTTATTATAAAGGCAGATGTTTCTGGGCCTGTATCAAGACTTGAGAAAGTTGAGGTGCTAGAAGTTGGTGCTGAGGCTAGAGATTTTTTAGCAATTCCAAGTGAATTAGGTGAGGAGTCAAATCAGCTTGCAGGGTTGTATATGCAAATGAAGAACCAGAATTTTGACATAGTTATACCTGAAGATTCGGTAATAGAGTATGGAGAGATAGTAAGAAGAGACGATGAATATGGCTGTACAAATAAAAGAAAGATCGCTTACCCTTGCTATACGCAGGATATTGAAGGATCTGGCGCAGCAACAACAAATTACACGGTTCCGGCAGGATCAACCGTAAAAATAAAAGTAACAGCTTTTCGTAACGATACATATAACGGAAATAGTTGTCAAGAAATATTATGGGAATGGGACCAGCAATACATCTCAAGTGATGATTATAGCGACCTTAGAAGATGGTGGCTTGGTGACAGCATAAACCCTGAGATAGCAGATCCTGGAGATCTTTCTGATGAGACTGTTATTAATTTTAATGCAAATTTAGCAGAACCTTCAGGTACTCCTAACGGAGAAATACTTGATACTAACGGTACTGCGAATAATGTTTCTTGCGAAGGTTTTGAAGTTACCTTTCAATGGATACAAGATTCATCTCAGTCATCTGCATCTCCTTTGTATTTAGGTGTGTCGTCTGGAATGTATGGGTGCCATAGATTAACACAGTCAAACAGAACAGCAGACCTTCATGTTGAGTTAATTGTACAAAGAGCAAACACTTTAATTGTATTTGAAAGTGAAGCTTTAGATGCAGATGCTGAATTGTATTACGATGCCTCTGAATCTTTTCCAATTACACAGCCGGAAGGATTTCATTTATCTGGAGGTAAAACTGGACTAGGAGACCAAGATCAAACCGCAAGCAGAGATGCTGTGGTGAATTTAAATTTCCAAGACTGTTTTACTTTTGGTAACGGTGTTGAAAGTTTTAAAATAAAAGATTCACTAGCAGGTAGAGCTATGGTGTTAGGGCAGAGAGTTTTAGCTGTTTCTAACCAGGACTATAAGGAAGCCGACAGGTTTGAAGGTATCACTTATAGTGGTATTTACAGTAGTAATAGTGGAGTTAATAATCTTAATGAATTCAATTTAGGGTTAGTAAACTTTAAGGATTGCGAAACAATATTTGGACCAATACAAAAAATGCACGCTCGTGAAACAGATATACTTGTTTTGCAGGAGGATAGAATAACTTACGTATTGTCAGGTAAGAATTTAATTAGCGACAGTACTGGAGGTGGTGTTATCGCATCTGTCCCTCAAGTTTTAGGTACTCAGATTGCTAGGATTGAAGAGTATGGTATTAGCTACAACCCAGAAAGTTTTGCTTCTTGGGGTTCTGATATGTTCTTCACTGACGTGAAAAGAGGTGCTGTTTTAAGGTTAAGAGGTACTAGTAAAAACAATGATTCTTTGGAAGTTATTTCTTCTAACGGGATGAGGTCTTACTTTAGGGACCAGTTCTTTGATTCTATACAGACACAAAAGTTAGGTGGTTACGACCCTTACATGGACGAGTATGTTTTAGGAATGAACTGTACTCCTATACCTTTACCTCCAGAAGTTTCGGCTTGTGGATACACCTTGCAGAAAAATAATTTACTACCAGAATCGGTAATTGTTTCTACTATAGATTACGGTGCTGTGATTGGTGAGTGTAATATATCTTACAATGTTTCAGATGGTGGTTCTATAACCATATCTTCATTATGGAATGGTGTCACTACTGATAGTGGTGTACTTACAGGAAGCGGTGTGTTTACATTTGATAAGACACTGAATACTCCCAGGAATGCGGTTGTAACAATTGTAGCAATAACGAAGTCATCCATCAATATAACAGCTGAATGTCCTACGGAGATAGCTATAGAGGTTGTGAAGTTGGTTATGAATTCTTCAGCTGATGCAGATGACTTTATACATACGGAGTATAAATGGAGTGATTCCAATATTGTTAGCCCTATAGACTCAAACTTAGCTACCTTTGGCAACAGTAATAAGGTTGCTTCTAATTATGTTTCTCAGGTGGGGATTAGATCTTTAGGGGTATTTCCTTACAGTGGAACAAATATTACAGTTAGGTCTAATAAGATAGAATTTGATGATTACAACTGGGTGGTTGGAAACGATAATTTTAAATACCTGTCTAGTAGTGTTTTGTACTCAAACAGTGAGTCGGATATAGCTACGTTATTAGCGGATTCTACAACAATTCCAAACAATGAGGTTACGAACCCATCAACAGGATTGTATGAGGCTGTTATTTCAGGTTTAAATTTACCTATTGGAAATAGGTACTTGTATTTAATTTACGATTACAGAGGTACTAGCTGCCAGGAGTTTTGTTATGACGCAGGATCTGCGGTTAAAGCTTGTTGTGATTGTGAGGTTAACTACGTTGCTTACCAAAGTAGCACGATACAGCAGAATAAAAATGTTGTATGTGGGCAACCTTTGACTGTAACATATTACCATACAGGTGAAAATAGTTTACCAGTGTCAGGAGATTTTGTATATTCATCTTCAAACGGAGAGCCAGGGACTACATTAGCTCTTGGGTTATACCAGATTAGTGGAACAGATTATATAACAGTAAATAAATATGGGTTAGTTACAGAAGTGACTACTTGCCCATCAAACCAACTTTAAATGGGAGTATTAGGAACATATTGTTTTGACGGATTAAATTTTTCTCAAGCCTCTGCGCTTTTCACGGATGCATCATTATCTACATTGGCTGCTGATGGTCATTACTCTCAGGGAGGTATCGTTAGAGAGCAGCTGGAGGGAGTGTTGCTAAAGGCTAACGCTTGTGGTTCTTGCTCTATTTCTTGTGGAAGTGGGGTGTCTGTAAGTATTAGCCAGAATGGTTTCTTTGATATAAACTTTGATGTTGGTAACAGTATCGGTGCGGTAGTGGCTTACTTCTATATGGGGTCTTCTATTGCTGACGGTGTGCTTGCTAATTACGATTCAAGTAACTACAATAGGCTTACTGCAAAAGGTAATAACGGTACTACTTTAGTTGACGGTACAGGTGCAAATGTTGATTACGCAGGTATTGGAAACCAGGGAACTGGAGATCCTACCTATGTTGGTAGCGACCAGGCTGATATTATTAGGGCGTATACGAACACAAATACAACTCCTGGGCAATGTAATCCAGGTGATGCACCGGAAAACTACAGCTACTCAGGAAACTCTTACGTTGCGCAAGGGACATTAAATCCTTTAACGGTAACCAACGATATGTGTGGTAGGGCAACCACTGGAAGTCCTGTGTTTACCGTGGTTATACCAAAAACAAATACCGGTGTTACTTCATTAAACTTAAAGGTTTCTGCACCTGCGTGTGGTACATTCTTTTCTTACGAGTTGGATTGTCCTGACTTCCTACCAAGCTTTAGTTCTTCGGTGGCGCAGTTTACAACAGAGTGTGATGTAAACCAGAACCAAACATTTCATTTCTCAAGGAATGCAACAGGAACGGGAACACCTTTTACCGTGGACACGAATGTAATACCAGAGGTTGGTAACTTTGTTTTTATCGATAGAAACGGAGCGACCTACTTAAACGATACGTCAAGCATAAGGTACTATGTTAGTGGCACTATATCTATTGGTGTTAGGAATGGTGTGGTTATATCTACTCAAGAGTGTGATAATAGCTCAGCGGTTCCAAAGACAATGGGTCCAAGTTCTACGAGTAGGGCTTCTGCTTGTGATACAACGGATACTCCAAACACTGTTTACTTCCAAAATAACATTGTTGAGGAGGGTGTTACGGCATACTCTGACCCTGCGTTTAACGTTCCATTTATTGGTGACAGTGGCTTCTATAGATTGGATGACAGCGCTAAAACTAAGGCGATACAAATTAACTCTTCAGGTTTAATAATATCTCCAGTTTTTCTTTGCGGTTCATCTGTTTATAAATTAAGCGATTGTAGTTCTCAGTTATTTTTCACTGTAAGTAATGACTTTCCTGCTCAGTTAGGTGATGTTATGCAGTATCAAGTTGGAACTCCAGGTGAGGGGGCTGTTTACTGTGGTACCATTGTAGATTTAGATCCAGGTGGATTGGCTGATGCTACTTTAGTTAACGGACTTTCTTATGATTGTAATGATAGCGTGCATTGTGCGCAGTAATAATGATAAATAAATAAACAATGGCTTCAAATTGTAACAACAAGACAGTGTCGTACAGCGTAAGCGCAAAGGGATTTCCTTCCTTCTATAGTTTCATACCCGAGTATATGATTGGTATGAATAGTTTTTTCTATAGTTTTAAGGGTGGCAACCTGTGGAGGCATAACACAAACTCAAAGAGAAATAACTTTTACGAGGAGCAGTTTGACTCGACAATAACAAGCGTGTTTAATCCACAGCCAACTCAAGCAATAAAGCTATTTAAGACATTGTCTTACGAATCTACAACTACCGTGGACCAGCAGTCAAATGCGGCCTGGAGTTGTGAATATTTAAAGACTGATTTGACGGATGGTAACCCAGGGTCTATGCTTGGGACATACTTCCAGCAGAAGGAGGGCGAGTGGTTTAGTTACATAAGAACAAACGCGTCAACAGTAAACTTCAAGTCTAGGTCAGCGAATGGTATCGGTAACTGTACAGCTATTAGTGGTTTTATTACGGATATACTTGTGGACTTCAATGTTTCTGTTGGGTCTATTGTTAGTATTGGAGATTTAGTCTATGCTGCCGATATAGAGAATGGTGCGGTGGTTGGAATACCTGTAGCTGCTGGGGTGGTTATAGCAAAGACTTCTAAAAGTATTTCTATAGACGCTACGCCACAAGAAAATTATACGATTCCTAGCGTTGGTCAGTACGTGATGTACATAAAGAACTCTGTAGCAGAGTCGACTGGAGCGAGGGGATACTACTTAGAGTTTAAATTAAAGAACACTTCATCAAATCCAGTTGAGTTGTTTTCTGTAGGAAGTAGCGTGATGAAAAGTAATCCATAGAATTTCTGTATATTTGTGATATGGAATTACATATAAGGGGGTTAATCGAATCAGATTACGATGAGATTTTGTGCAAGTGGTGGAAGGATTGGAGATGGACTCCTCCTGCTAGAGATTTTTTACCTAGCAATGGTGTTGGTGGTTTCATTGTTTACGATGGTGAAACTCCTGTTTGCGCAGGCTACGTTTACCTTACAAATTCTAAAGTAGGTTGGTGTGATTGGATCATATCCAACTTTGAATATAAAGACAGAAGCGGTAGGAAGGATGCGCTAAATATGTTGATAGATACTTTAAGTAGTACATTGAAGCATAGCGGATGCAAGTACTCTTACGCTTTAATAAAGTCTAAATCCTTGATTGGAAATTACGTAAGTAATGGATATATTGAAGGGGATAGTTACAATAAGGAAATGATAAAAATATTATAATATGGCAGCGGTAACATCAGCAGTAGTAGGTATAGCAACAGGTCTGACATCGGCAGGTATGAGTTTTAGTCAAGCGGCTAAGGCGTCATCAGCTGAGTCTAAAGCGCTTAAGGCGTCTGAAGATTTAATGGAGGAGGCAAAAAAACAAGCGGAAGTTCAATATTTAGAGGCGCTTAATGTTCCCTTAGATGGTTATGACGAAGAGGCTCGTGCAAACTTACAGGCGCAACAGCAAAATATTCAAGCACTCCAAGAGGGAGACGCTAGGAATCTAGCTGCTGGTGTTGGAAGGGTTGGAGCAGGTGCCACTCAAACAAACGAAGGTATTCGTATTGACAAGAATAAGGAGCTTTATGAGTTAGAAAAGGCTCAGGTTTTAGAACAACAAGCTATTGGTCAGGATTTAAAAGAGATGTCTGTAGGGGCCGCTACGGATCAGCAGTTAATGGCTCGTGATTCAGCGGAAGCCAAAGCTGCTGCTCAACAAAGTGCCTTTGCAGGTGTGGGTCAGGCAGCTACATCAGCAGCCAGTCTAGTTCCGTTATACGCTCAATCAAAACAAGACTCAGCTATTGGTGACGTTCTAGGTAATACAGATACGAGTGGAATGAGGATGTCTAGTAATAATCCTAACGCAAACGAGACGTTGTTTAGCAAGTACACATTAGATAAAAACGCTTTAGAGGCAGCTAAGTATGCTCCTCAAATAGCAGGGACAGCAGCTATGAGTGAATCTCAAATCATGCAGGAGCTTACAGCAATGGGTTACACCATGGAAGAACTACGTGCGTTGAAAAAAGCTAAGAGTGGTTTCAATATTAACGCAGCAGGAAGATTCTCTAGATAAAAAATTATGGCAGAAAATAAAAGTACACCACAAGGAGCAAACAAGTACTCTACTTATGCTCAAAGAAATGTAGAAAGCACTCAGGTTGATTGGTCTAAGATTGCAAGTTCTTTAACAAAAGGAGCTGAGTCGATTAGGGATGAGAGACAGGGTCGTAAGGATGCTATAGATGAAGCTACTCAGAACTCAATGGAGCAGCTTAGTAAGGTTGAGGATGTAAATAATCAAGATGCAGCCAGCTTACTTATTGATGGCTCTAGTATGTCTACAGAATCTTTAAGAGTTCAATCGAATTTACTTAAGCGTGGGTTGATTAAGCCAAAAGATTTTAAGCTTTTTATGCAACAGCAAAAGAATGGGTACGCAAACTTAAACACGGCTGTAAAAGGTTGGGACAAGTGGGCTACACAGGCATCTGAACGTTTAGCGATAGCGAAGGCTACTAGCTCACCTTTAGCAAGCGAGTTAGAGATTGAGCTTAATAAGCAAATTGAAGGCTTAGGTAACTTGAAGAATAAGAAGTTATGGACTAACCCTGTTAATGGACAGATGCAGTTGGTTACTATGGGTAAAAACAAGGATGGTATCTACAACGTTATGCCTGACTACAATACTGAGAAGGAAAAGTTTCAGAACCCAAACAGTATGAACAACTTAATGAAATTCAAGCTAGATAGGTTTGACTTAAAAGGAGCAACAAAAAGAATTACAGACCAGACCGCTACAATTATAACTTCATACGAGGGTAATTATGATGTTTTATCTGGTGGTGGAGCAATATATTCAAAGGAAAGTTTTAGACAGTTAGGGAAGTTTGGAAAAGATTCAAACGGCAAAAGACTAACATTTAAAGACTGGAAGGAAAACGAAATTGATGCTATTGTTGGTACCTCCTCTGACACAGACAACTCTAATGCAGGGCAAGTTCTTGCAGGAAGAGGTTACAAGTACGCTAGAACAAAGGAACAATTTAAGGAGAAGTATCCAAACCTTGACGAGAAATACTTCATACCATACGACACAACTTCGGGGAGACCTGAAATTACATTGACTGCTGCTCAGCAGAAGGAGGCTAGGAATATAGTTAACGGACAGATTGAGTCCGGTATAGATGAAAAACTCAGTATATCTGCTGCAAAATCAGGACAACAAGCTACATCAAATACCAGTAAGATAGATGATGATAAAGATAGGAGAGTTGCTTATGCTGGTGATTTAAATAACCTTATGTCTGGGTCAGCTGGAGAGGCATCTGCTGTTGGTGAAGATAGAATTGTGGACATGAATAAGAGATTTAAAGAGTCTGGAAGTCAGTCAACTAAAGAGATACAGAAAATATCAAGAGAATCTAACTCGTTTGTTATAAAACAAAAAGAGAAAGGTAAGGATACATCTGTTACAATACAGAGGTACGAAAAAGATGGTAAAGGAGGTTACGATCCTAGTAAACCTAGACCAGAAAAAGAAATAGCAAGAGAGCTTTACAGGCAAATACTTCCTTCAGATGCTACTGATATGTCATTTGACCAGTGGTATCAAGATGCTTTAGATGATGGATTTAGTTTTACTCCAAGAATGATTGACGATGGTAATGGAAATATGATTTCTAACCCTAAATACAAGGGAGACGAAACCAGTTCAACTACTGAGAAGATCAAACCTGTTAATTTATATTCATCAGGAGGTGATTACACTGATTTAAATATGACAAAAACGGTTGCTGACGAGTACGCTTTAATTGGTGACGGTAGAGATAACTTTGAAGAAGCGACTCCTGTTGTAATGAAATCACTTGAGAGAGGTCTTTCTGTAATACCAGGAGCAAGAGGTATAACAGTGACTGGTAAGGATGTTAGTTGGAAAAGTACTAACGATATAATCGTAACCTTTAATGATCCAGTTACAGGAAAGCCAGGTAAAAAAACTTTTAAATTCGACTCTGATACTACAAAATTACAAGGAGAGGTTGATATGTTTATTAATGAGCAGATAGAGCTATACAATGACTCATTGAAATCATCAAGTAAACCAGAAGTAAATACAAAAGGAAACGCATCAAGATTTAATAAAGAATCATAATGAACGAAGAAGCTTTTAAGTACGCTTACAGTCTTTTTACAAAAGATGGATACACAGGAACAATAGATGATTACAGATCTTTAGTATCTAGCGATGCTGATGCCTTAGATTATTCTTACGAGTTATTTAAGAAAGATAAATACTCAGGTTCAAGAGAGGAGTTTCAAGAATTGTTAAATCCTGAAAAAAAAAATCAAGTCGACACCGTGGAAGAGATTTCAAATGGGGTGCAGGAAATTACGGAATCATTACCGACAGATGGATCTTCGGATTCTTCAGATCAAAAAAATAGCATACCTACACTAGAGCAGGATGTTATTACTGACAGTTCTATTAATGGTATTGAAGTTGAGAAGGAAACTTTTGACCAATTCATAGGCGATGAAGAAACAGTAAAGAAAGAAACTGAAGACCCTTTTTCTTTTTCTATGAATGTCGTAGACGAGGCTTTAATAAATGGAACAGAAGAGAGCGCTGTTCCTTTAATGAATTATCACTTCAACCAATATGGTTTTGATTTTAAGGAGTCAGATATATTAGGTGACGGAATGATTGTTACTTCTGCGTCTTTAGATGAGGACGGAAAGAAAAAAGAACTTAGAGTAAATTTAGATCCATTCTCTGGAATTGGAGACAAGGAAGAAAAAAAGTTACTGCAAAAATTCTTAAAAGAAAATAAAGCTGACAGTAGAAAACTTAAATCTGCTGAAAAAGGATACGCTAATTTAGAGAGAAAAATTACTGACAAAAAAGAAATAGACGCTTCTTTAAATTCACTTAACACTAAGGCGAATGTACTTAATAAAGAGGTTCAGAATTGGTTAAAAGGAAAATCAGAGCTAGATAAAAGACAAGAATTTTTTGATGGATTATCTCAAGAAGAATTAAACGATCCTAAAATCAGGGAGGCGTTTAACTTATATATGTCTGACAGAAGTAACTCTAACCAACTTAGACAGAACATATTATCTCGTGATTCTAACTTAGCAGAATCAGGTAGAGCTTTAGACCAAACAATGGGGCGTTACTCTGAGATGAAAGCTGCATCTGGAAATATGTCTTCTGCTTCATTAAATGCTATATGGAGTGGAGTAGGTAGGATGGGTGCCAGTTCAATGAATTACGTTACTGATTTTATTGTAGGAACCGGAGAGTTCGGAGGAGCTAGTCCTATAGGATACAAGAAATTGTACATGGATACTGCAAGGAAAATGTTTGCAACTAAAAAATCTGAAGACATACATGATTCAGAAACTCCTTATGAAAACAACGAACTAAGTAAAAGGAAATGGAACAACTATCTTGATTCGTTGACTCAGGAACAGAAAGATAAAGTGGGTGCTAAGACCAAAGATATTTTAGCCAAAGACAGGAAGTATGACATCTATGACTTTAACGAGGAGGGTGGTGCTGATTTAAAAAAGATTCCAGCAGGAGGAAGATATTCTGATTACGCTAGAAAAGAGAATGTAAAAGAACTCAGTAAAGATTCAATGCTTGAACTTGCTAGGACATCTCCTATTGAAGAATTTGGAGATGACGATGCTAGTGTTGAGTACAGCGACTTAAAGAAAGAAGGTTTCTGGGGAGGAGCATACCTTGGATTGATGGAATCACTTCCAGCTATGGCTGGGCCTTCTGGCAAAGCAGGTTTAGTAATGAGAACGGCATCTATGTTTGGTCAAGTTTCTGACCACGTAAACGAGGAGATGTTTAAAAACCCTGAATTTGCAGATATTTCTGAGAACGAAAAACTAACTGTTGCTATACCAATTGGTATAACTGTAGGTGTTCTTGAGAGTATTGGTTTTAGAAACGTAGTACAGCAAAAAGGACTTCTTAATAAGGTTTTATTAAAAGCGATAGGAAAGTATACTGGAACAAAACAAGTTGCTAAGAGAGGATTTACGGATGTCGTTCGTCAAGAAGTTGATGGAATGTTATCTCGTGGTATTCTTACTTTGGCAGCAGGTGGTGTTGCTGAATTTGAGACTGGAGCTGCGCAAGAGATTGCTGATATTGGTATAAAAGGAATTTACAATGGGCTTAAGGAAAAGGATATGTTCCAAACTCCTAAAAGTTTTAAGGATGGATTAAATCAGGTTCTTAGAGCAGGTGCGCAAGAGATGGTTGGTGGATGGATAATGAGTACTCCAGGAGCAATGATTAACGCTGCTTCTTCTAAGGATTTTACTCGTTTAGATAATGGTATTTTTGAGGTTTTTGAAGACATGGTTGATGATGGTACGTCTACTAAGTTGATAAACGTAAAATTAAAAGACCAAATAAATAGCGGTGAGATTACAGCGAAGGAAGCTAAGGAGCAAGAAGCTGTTTTTAATAAACTAAAAGGAATTTACACTCAGATTCCTAGTGATTATTCTACTGACCAAAAAAAATCAGCTTTAGGGTTGTTATTAAATAGACAGGAACTAGAGCAATCTATAGAAGGTAAAGATCCTGCGACAGTAAAACCAGTGCAGAAAAAAATAGATGGTATAAACGAAGCTCTTGAGAAGATAAGTAATGATGCTTACGATGCTATTGAGGCACCTAACTTAGGAAGGACTGAGGAAGATGATGTTATTGATGAGACCATTGAATTAGAAGAACCAAAAACAGATAAGGATGCAATACAAGAGCAAGGCACAGAGGGCGTGGATACAAAAGAATCTACCGGAAGTAGCGAGCAGATCGAACCAGGAATCACAGATGATAAGTCTACCGGAGAGAGTGGCACCAAAACTGAAACAGAAAATGGGGCCAAGGCTGAGAAGGAAATAGAAGTATTAGAGCTTAAGGAGAAAGAGTTACAAGTAAAGCTAAAAGAAATAGCACAGAATGGAACCTCTCCAGATACAGAAAACGGTCAGTTATTTGATAAGGTTTCGGATGAATTGATTGAAGTAATTTCTGAAATTAAAAAAGCAAAAGATAATTTATTAAATCAAAAAGAAAATAAGGAGGTTGCAGAAATTGAAGAGGATATAGATGTTGTTGAAATTAAACCTACAAAAA